CTTAAAGGGGAGACAGAACTATGATTAAGCGAATTTACATGCTGGCTGTTATTACAGCGCTAACAGCAATCGAAAGCTACAAGATTCTGACTTTGATGTACGGGATACGGCATGACGAAAACATTAAGCAGTTCGTGCGCGAACTTGAGAGCTATTACAAAGAAGCATCAAACCTTAGCAACGAAATTGATTAACTATGCTTGAAGATTAGCCGCTTGCATCTTCGGATGTGGGCGGCTTTTCTTTTTTCCTACTACTACCGTGGACGTTTTCGGGGGCGGGGTGCAACACAAACGCAATTAAAGACACTGACGCAAAATGTGTTATTATGCAAGTGTGGTTAATTGTCAATACCACAATACAGGCCGTCCGATTGGGCGGCTTTTTTAATGTCGGTGCAACGGCGCACAGCATCCCTTTTCTCTAGCTATGTCCTCCTTGGCTATCTTTGTTGTGCGCCTTTGCTATAAGAGGTGGACATGGGGAAAGCCAACCCGCGATATTCCAATGGCAACGCACGTCGAAAGCTACGCGATCGATGGAGAGCTATCGGTGCGCCGTGCGGTATATGTGGACAGCCCATTGACTATTCGCTGGGGTTCATCATCGACGCGAGGTCAGGCAAGCGCCGACCACATCCGTTGTCGTTCGTGGTTGACGAGATAGTACCAGTCAGCAAAGGCGGTGACCCGCTGGCTTTCGATAACACGAGGCCAGCGCATTGACTGGATTTGCAACGCAAAGCGCGGTGATGGCACGCGAGAGCAAAAGCAAGTTAGGCTTACGCGCAAAGATGAGACAAGCGGGACGTTCTGAGCGATTGAGGTGGCGGGAGTCCCCGGGCAAGGCCAAAGGCGCGCCCTCGTTCCCAGCGCCGTATGCTGCGGGGGCCAAATCCACAGCAGTTTTTTCCACATACTCCGCGTTTACCACATGGCAAGGCGCAAACAAGGAGGTAGCCATGGAGTCAGTAGTACAAGCATTCAAGTCCGGCGACCGAAAACGCGTCCTCGATGCAATGGCGCTCAAAATCGCCAAGACAATCGACGTATGCGAGAGCGCACGCGATATGCCAGCGTTGACTAAGCGCATGGTTGAAATCATGGACGCTATCGAGAAATGTCCAGACGCGAATGCAACGAAATCCAAACTAGCAGTATTGCAGGCTAACGCAGCCAAGCGCAAAAGCGCATGAGGTACGGCAATCAAGAGCCGACCTTTAAGACAAAAATCGAATACGCAAGCACGGACGGCAAAGAGGTTTCCGATTGGTTCGGCTCGATGGGCTATGCATCGTATCCGTGCCAGGAAAACGAAATGCTGCTTTTCTGCGCTAGAGACGTAGACGGCGATTTCGCGTACCGAACGATATGCATCAGCAAGCCGCGTCAGAATGGCAAAAGCTACTCGGCGCGTAATTATTCGGTGGACAAGTCAGCCGTCGAGGGCATGAACGTGTGTTATTCGGCTCACCACTCTAAAACCACGCACAAGATGTTTAAAGAAGTGCTGGCAATTTTCGAGGGTGATGATGAATTGCGGCTGATGCTTTCCGATGTTTCGAGGGCGCGTGGCTTTGAGGGAATATGGCTCATAAACGGCGGCTGTATCGAGTTCTTCACGCGATCCACGCGCAGCGGCGGTGGACGCGGCACGACGTACGACATTATTGTCGTGGACGAAGCGCAGGAGATGACCGAGGACGAGCAGGACGCGCTAAAACCAACTCAGATTGCATCTGAGAGCGGTGACCCGCAGATGATTCTCATCGGCACTCCACCGAGCCCATCGTGCAACGGCACAGTGTTTAAAGTGCTGCACGACCGAGCACATGCGAATCCCAACACATGCGGTTTCGCATGGCTAGAGTGGGCGGTGTACGAGCTGCCAGATATGGAAGGTGACCGCACGTCGATTCTTGAATTAGCGTATAGAACTAACCCTGCCATGGGATACCGTATTCGCGAATCGGTGATGATGGACGTTATCAACACGGCAACGAGCGTTGACGGATTCGCCCGTGAATATCTCGGCTGGTGGTCTCCGACCGCAGGCTTACCAGATTTCGCGATACCAGCAAACAAGTTCGAATCGCTCGCGCTCGACGCAGCGCCGATTGGTGGACGAGTCGCATACGGCGTGAAGTTCTCGCCTGATGGCGCTGAGGTCAGTCTGTGCGCGGCACGCCTGCACGATGGCAGGGTGTATATCGAGCAGATTCGACGTGAATCAATGGCGCTCGGTCTTGGATGGCTTGCCAAATGGATAACAGAGCGCAAAGGCGTCGGCTGCTGCTGTGTGATTGATGGCAAGTCAGGCACACAGGCGTTAGTGGACAAACTCGGCAATATGCCCATTGGATATCTTATTACGCCAACTATGGCGCAGGTTATATCAGCTTGCACGACGTTGGTTGACCACGTGAACGATGGCACGCTTGAATGGTTTAGGCCGCAAAACGACCTGAGAGATAGCGCCACTACGTCAACGCGGCGAAAAATCGGCCATGCTGGTGGCTGGGGGTTCGACGGAGAGAACCCCATACCCATCGAAGCGGCATCGCTCGCTGTATGGGGAGTTCTCAATTCAAAACGAAACCCCGAGAGAAAGCAGAGAATCGGATGATGTACGGATTCGGCGGTATCGTGAAAGCGGAAGGTTTGCCGACCGCTGAACGGGTCATTTTGGGCGAACTGGTGGACATTTACGCGGCGCACAAAGCCGCGAACACCGATAAAGGGCGCTATTACGACCAGCGAATCACGGCTGGTGAATGCAATCTGGGCATTGCGCTGCCGCAAGACTTGCGCGATTTCAACATGGCGTGTTGCTGGCCTGAAAAGACCGTGACGGCGCTTTCAGACCGCTCACGATTCGACGGATTCGTGAATGAGAACGGCGAGGATATGCCCGAACTCAACGCGATTGTACGCGACAACAAGCTTACGAGCGCCTACAGCATGAGCGTTATTGACGAACTAAAGCATGGCGGCGTGCTCGTGACGCTCGCGGCAAGCCCGATTGTCGGTTGCTCGATTCGCTTTCACACGTTCGAGACGAGCGCGTCACGGTGGAACGGCGTATTGCAACGCATTGATGCGGCGTTTGCAATCATCGAATCCGACCGCGACAACCTGCAACGCGAGACGTTGCCGAAAATCGTGAACCTGTACACCGACGATGCGACATGGGTACTGCGCCGCGACGAGCGCAACCAGTGGACAGCCCAACGCGCCAACAACGGCATGGGGCGCTGTCTTGCAACGGTTATGCGTAACCAGCCGACGAACAGCCAACCACTCGGCACATCGCGCATCACGCGCAGCGTGCGCACGCTCACTCGCGGCTACATCCGCACCATGACGCTTGCGACAATCGGCCTTGAGTTCTCCACGACACCGCAAAAGTACCTCATGGGCGTTTCTGACGCTCAGTATGACGCGCTTATCAACGAGAAGTTCAAGAAATACATCGATTCGATTATGCTTGGCACGGTTGACCCGGATACTGGCAACATCCCGCAATATGGGCAGCTCGCGCAAGGTACGTTGCAGCCACATGTGGACATGTTGCGCATGTTGTCCACTCAGTTCGCAGCGGCAACGTCTCTCAGCGTGACAGACGCTGGGGTTGTTAACGATGCAAATCCGACCAGCTCCGATGCAATCACGGCGCAAAACGACAAGTTGATTCGACGCGCAGAGGATTTGAATTCGTTCAATGCCGAAGAATTGCGCGATGTGGCGCTTATGGCGCTTTGTGTGAAGCGCAATCGTTCGCTTTCGCAGCTATCCGACGATGACAAGAACGTCATGGCTCATTTCCTTCCGCCGTCGATGCCCAATCAGGCAGCTATGGGCGATTGGGCGGTTAAGATGGCTCAGGGTGACCCGTCGTTCGCTGGCACTGACCTTTACTATGAGCTGCAAGGCTTCGACAAGCCGACAATCGCGCGTATCCAGGCGCAGAAGCGGCGCAACATGGGCGCTGGCGTTCTTGACAGGGTGTTGTCATGATGCGCATAGGCACAGAGTCGTGGCGTGAATACGTGGACGCACATGCACGCATCCAGACAGCGGCACGTGACGAGCTGATGGCGTTTTTCGATACACTGCCATGGGGCGATAACGATAACGCGGCTGTTGCGATGCTGGCAGATAAGGCTGCAGAAATCGCTGAGGTATACGGCATCGCTGATGCTACGTTGTCGGCTGGATTCTACGACGAAATGATGCTGGCATACGGTGCAACGATGTTGCCAGCGGAGGTCGTGTTTCCCGTCCATCAGTTCGTCGCTGATGATGTAGCGTCGGCTGCTGCAAAGGCTTTGAGCGCCGAAGCGTTTCGGTCGATGTCTGGCAGCGTCGTAGCGGGACACGTTAAACGAGCAGGCATTGAAACCATGCGGAACGCAGCGTGGCGAGATAACGCTATGTGGGCGTGGGTGTGCATCGGCGATTCTTGCGCATTCTGCCGCACGCTAGGCTCCAATGGATGGCAGCACGCATCAAAAAGCATTAAATCAGGCAAACATGCCGAACATATCCACGATGGATGCGATTGTCAGTTCGTCGTAAAGCCGCCTGGGGAATCGCTCGAAATCGACGGTTACGACCCTGCCGCGCTCGAAGCCGAATATCTAGCAGCGGACAAGGGCGGCAGCTCCAAAGACAAGATTAACGCCATGAGACGAGCTGACTATACGCCAGAGTACGCCAAAGCTCGAAACACACGACGGCGCGAGCTGTACGCACAACAGAAACAGGCCGAGCAGGCCGAATAACCAAGGAATTAAGCGTCCGTTACGGGCGCTTTTTTCATGCCGTTACGGTGTCAGACGTGGCGGCTTTCTTACTCATGCGCGGAGGTTAACGCGCACCGATACGCGCTAGGAGCGCGGGAAAGGGGCGAATCATGCCCGAAGCCACACAGCAAGTGGACAACAACGGCACGCAGGCCGCATCTGCGGAAAAGACGTTCACGCAGGCTGAAATGGACGCGATCATAAGCGACCGTCTGAAACGTGAACGCGCAAAGTACGCCGATTACAGCGAGCTTCAAGCCAAAGCCGCCAAGTTTGACGAAGCGGAAGAAGCAAACAAAAGCGAGTTGCAAAAGGCGGTTGAGGAACGCGACGCATTGAAGGCGCGCATTGACAAGCTCGAAGCAGACAAGGCGCACGCTGACGCTGTTGCAGACGCGGCGGCTAAATACGGCGTGGACGCTGCTTTGCTTGCTCGAATGTCGGGCGATGTCGAAGAAAATGCGGCGTACCTCAAGCAAACAATGGCTAATGCTCCTAAGTTTGGGCATGTTCCCGATGGTGGTGAGACAAAGCCACCGACAATTACTAAGGAGTCAATCGAAGCCATTAAAGACCCCGTAGAGCGCGTCAGGACAATGGCGCAGCATTTAGATCTTTACTAGTTAGGAGTTAAAAATGGCAGTTCCTACTAACATTATCACCGCAGCGGATATCGACGGTGCGCTGTCTCAGGAATTCATTCGCAATTTTGACGGCTCTTTCAGCCGACTTGCTGAGTTCATGGGCATCTTTGGCGTTAACGTTCGTCCCGCTGGTACGGCTCTTTACCAGTACACCGTGAGCGGTGCGCTTAACAACAGCGCGAACGCCGCAGGCGCGTATTTCAAGACCGCCGATACCGATATTGTCGCTGGCAAGACCTATTACACGGTTTCTGAGGGCGTTTACAGCGCCGTTGCAAATCCGTCTAAGGCTAATCTTGCGAGCTATTATGAGCTGGATATCCTTGGCTCTAGCTCCGGCACCGCTTACATTGAGGGCGATGAGGTTGCGCTGTCTAAGTACACCGTCACCCGCACGCCGATTGGCGATTTGTCCCCGATTCCGTACCGCAAGATGACCACGGCTAAGGCCATTCTTCAGGACGGCTACGAAAAGGCCGTGCTTGATACCGATAACAAGATGCTTTCGCAGATTCGCGCACAAATCATCAACCAGCTCTTTACGTTCCTCGCAACTGGCACGGGAACGCCTGCTGCTGGCGTGAGCGTGACGAACTTGCAAAAGGCTCTCGCATACGGCGATGCCGCGCTTGAGAATGCAATGGAGACTAACGGCGATACTGCTGACGGCGCTTTCGTCCACTTTGTCTCCCGCAATGACGCCGCCGATTACCTCGCAAACGCGAGCATCACCACTCAGACGCTGTTCGGCCTGACCTATATTGAGAATTTCTTGGGCGTTGAGCGTGTGTTCCTGTCCAACAAGGTTACTGACGGCACTGTAATCGTCACGCCTGCCGAGAACATCCATGCATATGGTATCGATTTCGGCGAGCTGTCCAACGGTGGGCTTGTCTACGCTACAAGCGACAACGGACTTATCGGAGTTGCACACAAGGGCGCATATGACCATGCATCCGCTGAGACGAACGTGATGACTGGGTTGCAGCTCGTGCCTGAAAACCTGGCCTACATCGTTAAGTCTACGATTAGCGCCTAATCATGAGGGTACAGGCAATCAGGACTTTCTACGACCGAAAAGCTGAATGCTGGCGCAAGCGCGGCGATGTTTTTGACGCATTGGACGAACGCGCCGAATACCTCATTTCGCTTGGCATGGCGAAGAAAGTCGAACAACCAAAGGCGCAGCCGAAGCGCACCACGCGCAAGCGCACGACGAAGGAGTAACAACATGGCGGCATATGCAACGGTCGAAGAACTGGCCGTAAAGATGCGCACGACTTTTGACGAAGCAGACGAAGCGTATGCCGTCATGGTGCTTGATGAGATAGGTGCGTATCTAGAGCAATTGGTAACGGTGGACGCGTCCGATGATGTGCAGGCGTCGAACCTAAAATACGCGAGCTTGGCGATGGCGTCACGCGCGATGGAATCAACGCAATCATCCGATATCGCGTCTAAGACCATGAGCGCAGGCGTCTACAGCGAGACGCTTACGTTCGCACAGCCGTATGCCACTAACAACTGGTGGAAGCTGCTAAAAGCGAGCGGCTACGCATCGCGTCTGGGTGTGTCCAACGGTATCGGTTTTGCACGTCCGTCATATGGTCGTTTGGAGGTCGATGATGCGCGGAATTAGCATCACGGTCAAAAAGCCGCTCGATGGCACGCTCGACCGTTTCGGCAACCCGATTAAGACTTGGCAGACATTTACTATCGATGACGTGCTAGTAAGTCCAGGCGCAACAGCCGACCTCGAAGCGTCAAGGCCAGAGGGCGTGTCGGTTGCGTGGACGTTGCACATACCGAAGACCTTTGTCGGCACGCTCGAAGGTTGCGAGATAACGCTGCCGGAGACTTACGGTGGACGGTATCGCGTCATCGGCAATCCAGGTCAGTACATGGACGATAACACGCCTACTAGATGGCATATGCCCGTCGAGATTGAGGCCGCACATGGCTAACGTCACGACAAAAGTCGAAGTGGACATGAACAGCGTTGAAGAGTGCGTCTACAAGCTGCCAGGGACACGCGACGCGCTCGGCAAGATGGCTGATTACATCGCGGCGAAAGCGACGGCGCTCGGCGCTGGTTATCGCACTGGCAAATGGCACGACCATAAGACAGGTGAGACCAAAGGCGGCAAAGCGCCGATTTACGGCGGCGATGTAGGCAAGCGCAAGTGCATCGGCATCGTCCATCCCGAAAACTACGCGGCGATGAAAGACAACTATCTGCACAACACCATGCTAAAGGCTAAATAGGAGGTGGACGCATGTACAGCGTTACAGAACAGTTTGTTCGGTGGCTAACGTCGCTCGGTTATCGTGCGTCCACTGTCCCGCCGAAGAATTGCACGGAGTTCGTCACGATCGAGCGCACGGGCGGCAACGTGGCTGATTTGGTAGACCATCCCGAGATAGCTATCCA